AAGCACAACCCAAATCTTATAGCTGGGATACTTGAACTGGATCATGTAATTTTTGAAGAAAATGGGAAAGATAAAAATGGATATCCTATTCACAAACTAGTAGACGGAGAGCCTGTGGTTAAAGAGGTAAAGACCTTCAAAGTGCCTTATATGAAATCTGAAGTTCGTATTGTTATAGATTGGCTAAATGAGAATAGAACTAAACTTAAACCTAAGCACTGATGATAGTAAAGCTATTTGATATTCAGGGTGATAAACCGGTTCCTTCAGAACACTGTTATACCTTAGCTACTCTTAAAGATATTATGGACAAGTATCCGGATAATTATCTTAAGATCTATCAATACCTGTTCTATATGACTTGTCCAAATCCGGATCTTAATCCTTTCTTTAACCTTCCTGCTTTAGACAAAGAGGATATTATTCTAAAAGAAATAAAAGCAGATTTCACATCTGAATCAGACCTCATACCAGAAGCACTTACTTTTTGTAAGAAGCTTTATGAAACACCTACATCCCGGGCATTTGAGGGTATGAAAGCAATGATGGATAATCTAGCTAGATACATGACAGTTACTCAACCAACTCACGGTAGAGATGGTAGTATTGGTGGATTACTAGCAGCCGGTAAAGACTATCAAAAATTAAGAGAATCCTTTAAAGGAGCCTACTCTGATCACATGGAAGAACAGGGTAGACTTAGAGGAGGATCTGCGTCAGCATATGACCAAAAACAATAACTATGGATAAACTAACAGACAACCTATACGATTATTTATTTCACTATAACCCGTATGAGAAATTATGGTATGCTTTCAACAGAGATGAATCTAATCAGTATTTTAATGGTGATCGTAAGAGGGTAATGAAACATCCAGATATAGACGAGCTTATTACTGAAATCATTGTAAAGCATTCTAAGAAAGATGCAGACTAAATTTCCATTAGATGTTCCTACCTGGGAAGCTGGTGTTTGGACTACTACAAGATTTGAGACTAGAGATGAATTCAGAGATTTTTTAGTACCTCTGTTTAAAGAACCCGGAAAGTATAAGTTTGATCAGACTATAGATGAATTTAATGCTCAAGCTAGACATTTCCGGACCTATGGTTTCTTCTGTGTATCTGCTGAGAATACTAAAGACTACATCAAATACTGGGATGATCAAAAACTCAAATCCAGAATCGGATGCATATTTAAAAGCAATACCGAAACCTGGTATCTTCCTAGAGACTATTACATGTGGCTCAACACCCTTCCCATCTTTGATAAGTTACAAGGTAAGTTCGATTTTCCTCAAGTTTGGGATACACAATACCATGTAGCGCTCTATGAGTGTCTTGCTGAGCTATTTTACAGGCATGTGGTAGGTCTTAAAAAACGTCAAATTGCATGGTCCTACTTCCATACAGCTAAATTAATTAATCAGCTTTGGTTCGAAGAAGGAGTTACCCTGAAGATGGGAGCAAGCCTGAAGGACTACATCAATGAGAAGGGATCCTGGAAATTCCTGAATGAATATGCTAAATTCTTAAATGAACATACTGCATGGTACAGACCTCTTAATCCGGATAAGGTGCTCATGTGGCAGCAGAAGATTGAGAAGGTTGTATCCGGCAAGAAAATAGAACGTGGTCTCAAAGGTACTATTCAAGGTCTCAGCTTTGACAAGGGTCCTACTACTGGTGTCGGAGGTGCATGTAGATACTTCTACTATGAAGAAGGCGGTATTGCTCCTACTGCAGATCAAACTTATGGTTTCATTAAACCGGCTCTCCAAATGGGTATGGTTACAACCGGACAGTTTATAATTGGTGGATCAGTTGGAGATCTGGATCAGTGTGGTCCTCTCAAAGAGTATATCTATCATCCGGATGGTAATGGATTCTATAGTGTCGAGTCTAATCTACTTGATGATAAAGGTACCTCAGGTAGAACTGGCTTGTTTATTCCGGAACAGTGGTCTATGCCGCCCCATATTGATAAATACGGTAATTCTCTGGTAGAAGATGCTCTCAAAGCTCTTGATGACTATTTTGCCACTATTAAAAAAGATATGTCTCCTGAAGCCTATCAGTTGGAGGTATCTCAGCATCCCCGGAATATCTCTGAGGCCTTTGCTCATAGAAAATTATCCAAATTTCCACAACATCAAGTATCTGCTCAGATTCGAAGAATTGAGGAAAAGGAATATCCTCATGAATATATAGATCTTTACAGAGATACTGAAGGTGTACTCAAAGATCGACTTACTGAAAAATTACCTATATCTGAGTTTCCCCTTAGTAAGGTAAGCACTAACAAAGAAGGAACCTTAGTAGTTTGGGAAAGGCCTGTTAAAGACCTAACTCTTGGTATGTACTACGCCTCTGTAGATCCCGTATCTGAAGGTAAAACTACAACAAGTGATTCCTTATGCTCTATTTATGTGATGAAAGTAGCACGGGAGGTGACGCGCAGGAAAGCTAATGGTCCTGATGAGGTATTTATAGAACGCGATAAGATAGTAGCTGCTTGGACCGGTAGATTTGATGATCTCAATAAAACTCATGAAAGGCTTGAAAATATTATAGAATGGTACAAAGCCTGGACTATTATAGAGAATAACATCTCTCTCTTTATTCAGCATATGATAGGTAAAAGGAAGCAATTATATATGATCCCTAAAAAACAGATCATATTTCTTAAGGATTTGGGTGCTAATGAGAATGTATTTCAAGACTACGGTTGGAAAAACACTGGTAGACTCTTTAAAGATCATCTTCTCAGCTACTGCATTGAGTACCTGACTGAAGAATTGGATGTTCAGACCAAAGAAGATGGCACTATTGTTAAAACAACCTATGGTATAGAGAGAATTCCAGATATTATGGCCATGAAAGAAATGCAGGCGTATGAGGAAGGTCTCAACGTAGATAGATTGGTATCTCTAGCAGCCTTAATAGCATTTTGTAAAATGCGTCAATCTAACCTAGGATTAAAGAAAGTTGTAGAAGAAACTGATAAAAAATTGCATAAGTCCGAAGATTTTAGTAAATTGGTACACCAACCATTTCGCCATATAGGTAGTAATGGCTTAAAGACAGGTATGAATAACCCAAATAGAAGTCCGTTTAAAAACTATAAATAATGGAAATTTTAAATGCAATGCAGCTTAAGTCCGGCAAACGGGCTGAACAAACTAGGCTGGGCACACTTAACCAACCTTTACAGTTTTTACCTAAAAAGGAGAAGGATGATGAATGGGGTCCGTGGAATATGGATTGGCTAGAGTGGCAAGGTCTCAAGCAAGTACGTAGGAATGCTCGCAGACTGATGAAAAATTACAAACTTGCTAAAGGAATCATTGACAGGCGAGACTACATTGTAGAAGACGATACTGAATATAAGGATATGATTGATGTCCTTACTAAAGAAGATACTAGTGCTCTAGAGCTTAAGTTCTATCCTATTATCCCTAATGTTATTAATACCCTTGTTTCTGAATTTGCAAAAAGGAATACAGAAGTAACCTTCCGGGCCACTGATGAGCGCTCATACAATGAGATGCTTGAGCTAAAAAGAAGTGAGGTTGAACAAACATTAATTTCTGATGCCCAGCAAAAGCTGACACTTAAGCTAATAGAAGCTGGTATGGATCCCGAATCAGAAGAGTTTAAACAAGAGATGGATCCTGAAAAGATCAAGACACTTCCAGAAATAGAAGAATTTTTTACTAAGGACTATCGCTCTATGATAGAACAGTGGGCAGAACATCAGTTAAAAGCAGATACTGCTCGTTTTGCAATGGAAGAACTTGAAGAAAGAGGTTTCCGAGATTCTCTTATTACAGATCGTGAATTCTGGCACTTTAAGATGAACGAGGATGACTATTGTCTGGAACTATGGAATCCTCCTCTCACATTTTATCATAAATCTCCGGATACTAGGTATATATCTGATGGTCACTATGTAGGTAAGTTTGATATGATGACTGTTCCAGATGCTATTAATGCATATGGTTGGTTAATGACAGAGGAGCAAATGTCAAGTTTAGAGATCTTGTATCCTATAAGATCAGCCGGTATTGCTCTTACAGGTTATCAGAATGATGGATCTTATTATGATGCCACCAAGTCCCATGCTTGGAACACAAATCCTCCTTCTCTCCAATACAGACAGTTTACCTCCATGTGGGATAATACCAAAATGGGCGGAGATATTGTTGATTGGATTATGGCTGAATCTGAAGACTTTTATGATCTAGGTACAACTGATATGCTTCGAGTAACTACAGCATATTGGAAATCTCAACGAAAAGTAGGCCACCTTACAAAAATTGATGATAGTGGAAACATATTTCAGGATGTTGTCAGTGAAGACTATGTTATTACAGATAGACCTATTTATGATACCACTCTTTTCAAAAATAAGACTAAGCAGAATTTATTT